CGACAGCATGCCCGGATGAACGAACCATACCGACTACACGCGCCCCCGGGTCGCTGATACCGGGTGTTCCTGCATCGGAGACATAGGCAATCTGCTGTCCCTGGTCGAGCAGTTCATGACCGGGGAGAAGGTGGTGCGGTTGGTCGGGGAGCGAGGGACGGCGTCCTTCGTCGAGATCAATACTACGGACCCAATGACCGGGCAGGTTGTGAACAATGTGACGGCCAGCAAGGCGGATTTTGTCGTCTCGCAACAGGACTACCGCGATTCGCTGAGAATGGCGATGTTTGAGTCGCTGTTCGAGATCGTGTCGCGCCTGGCGCAGATGAACCCGGCGGTGGCGCTGAACATGCTCGACCTGGTGGTGGAGATGGCTGACGTGCCGAACCGGGATGAGCTGGTGGCGCGCATCCGGCAGTTGAACGGTCAGCGCGATCCGGACAGCGAACCGTCGCCCGAGGAACAGCAGCAGATGGCCCAGCAGGCGGCCATGCAGCAGGCGCAGCAGCAGTTGGCCATGGCGCAGATGGAGGCGACGGTGGCCAAGCTCCAGGCGGAGGTGGACAAGCTGCGGGCGGATCAGGAGAAGGCCCAGGCGGAAAGCATCAACAAGCGACTGGAGGCGATGTACTCGGCCCTGCAATCGGCGCAGATCGTGGCCCAGGCCCCAGGGGCGGCAGTGATGGCGGACGAGATCATGAAAGGGGCGGGGTTTGATGACCCGGTGCTGCGGCAGGAACAGGCCATGATCCAGCAGGCGGCGGCGCAGCAGCAGCAAGCCATGCAACAACGAGCCATGGAGGAACAACAGGCGGCGGCTCAGGCGGAGCAGCAGGCCATGGCAAAGATGCAGGCCATGCAGGGCCAAGGCCAGGCTGACCCGATGACGGGGACCATGATGCCGGCTAATCCGGTCCCGGAGGACCCTTCGGCCCTGGATGGGGCGCGGATGGGGATTGAGACCCCTATCAACGACGGTATGCGAGGGGCATGAACATGATGGTGTTAGAACTAGGCGTAGCGAGCAAGACCATGAAAATGAGTAAAGAAGAGCAGAATTGGCAGGCCGATTCCGATCTGGACATCCTGATGAAGGCCAAGCGCATCAAGGCGGACAAGCCACGCTATCAAGCGGCCATCGCCCGGGGCCGGGAGCGGCTGGATGGCCTGATGAAGATCGTGGGCGACGATGACGCGGACGAGGTGAAATCCTGATGGGCGCGATTCTGGACGAGGAGTTGCTGGGGCTGTCGGATGAGGAACGCGAGGCGCTGGGAAACGAGGATGACGCCGAAGACCGCGCGCTGTTGCAGTCGTTGTTGAAAGACGATGACGCGGATGATGACGACGAAGACGAGGATGCCGCCGGAGCACATGGTGTCGCGGCACAGGCCGCGGACGAGGGTGCAGGGGAAAGCGGCGGTCTCACCGAAAACGGCCAACAGGCGGATGAGCCGGGCGGTCCTGGCGAGTTCCAGCCTATGTACGTGGCCCCTCCGGTAGACGATTACGCGGGCAAGATGGCGCAGATTGCCCAAGCGCAGCGGGAACTGGCGACGGGATACGAAAACGGCGATTTTGACTTGGCTGAATACCAGGCAAAGTTGCGCAATGTCACGGAAGCCGAATGGGCGCTACGCGAGCAGCAATTGAAGGCCAATCTGGCGGCGGAGCAACGGCAGCAGCAGATGGCCCAGCGCTGGCAATGGGAACAGGAGCGGTTTTTTACCAATCCTGCCAACAAGGCTTACCGGGAAGATCCGGTAATCGGCCCCGCCTTCGCGGCGGCGGTGCAGTTGCTGGCAGCGGACGCCAACAACGATCGCCGGCCGATGCAGTGGTTCCTGGAGGAGGCGGACCGGCTGACGCGCAGTCGCTTCCGTCTCCCAGGGGACGCGGGCCAGTTAACCTATTCCCAGGATGGGGCGAACTCCACAAGCCAGGGGCGAGGCGGACGCGCCAAGGGTGGCCAGGTGCCGCCGACCCTTGGGGGATTGCCGGCGGCAAGCATCCCGGACGTTGGCGGGGACGAGTTCAGCCGGCTGGATCGCCTGGAGGGGATGGAGCTGGAAATGGCCTTGTCCCGTCTAAGCCAGGCGGAGGCAGACCGCTATCTGAACGCGCGGGCGGCGTGAAGGTGATGCCCGCGGGCGAACGGGGGTGGGGAGATGCCCAGTTACCATGATCTGAAGGTGGGCGAGACCCTCGACCTGGCCGGCAACGGCCAGGTGCGGGTGACCCTGGTCGCCAAGTCGGGCCGGCGGGCGCGGCTGGCCATCGAGGCGGACGCGGCGGTGGCGATCAGGCCCATCCGCGCGGGCGAGGGGTCTGTCCTGATCCAAGGAAAGCCAGGGCAGGGAAAGGATGAAAGGTCGATATTGGGGTAGACCTGGCCGCCAGTTGGGTAGATCGCGATAACTCATGGCGAGATCCCTGGAAAAACCGGCCAGGCGACGAAAAAGGCGTAACCGGCGTTCTGCAAATGCTAATCGCGCGCGCACAATCCTGAGCACAAGATCAGGTTAGCGCGCAGGAGTGCGCTCCTGGGGGTGTTTCACTTCCACTGGAGCGTGTTCCATGGCTAAGATCATCGTTGGCGTCGGGGACGCCAAAGCAATCAAACGTTTTTCCGCCTTCCTGGCCGTCGATGTCGGCCGCAAGTCCTACTTTAACCGCAAGTTTATGGGCGTGGGCGAGTCGGCCCAGACCCCCTTGCAGACCCTGCCCCATCTGGAGCGCGATGCCGGCGATCAGATTAGCTATGACCTGGTGATGCAGCTCAAGATGAAGCCCATCCAGGGCGATGCCACCCTGCGCGGCAAGGAAGAGGATCTGAAGTTCTACACCGACGCCCTGTACATCGACCAGTTGCGCGGTGGCGTCAACACCGGCGGGAAGATGAGCCGCAAGCGCACCATCCACGACATGCGGCAGATTGCCCGGGTGCGGCAATCGGAGTGGTGGGCACGGCTGTTCGACGAGACCCTGTTCATGTACCTGTCGGGCGCACGGGGCGTCAACAGCGACTTCATCGAGGGGACAGACTTTACCGGCTATGCCGGCAATGCCTTCGTGGCCCCAGACAGTCAGCACATCCTCTACGGCGGCGATGCCTCCAGCAAGGCGACCATCGACAGTGCCGACAAGCTGACCCTGTCCGCAATCGACAAGGCCCTGTCCCGGGCCGAGGTGATGGGCGGCGGGGTGACGGGGATTCCCAGCATCCAGCCGTGCGAGATCGACGGCGAGCCGCATTTTGTGCTGGTGATGCACCCGTGGCAGGAGTACGACCTGCGCACCAACACCTCCACCGGGCAGTGGCTGGATATCCAGAAGGCAGCCACCGGGGCAGAAGGCAAGGCCAACCCGATCTTTAAGGGTGGCCTTGGCATGTACAACAACGTGGTACTGCACAAGCACAAGGGCGTGATTCTGTTCAACGATTACGGCGCCGCTAACCCGCCGATTGTCAGTGCCGCCCGTGCCCTGTTCCTGGGGCGTCAGGCCGGCGTGGTCGCCTTCGGATCGCCAGGTACCGGGCTGCGCTTCGACTGGAACGAGGAGTTGGAGGATCGCGGCAATCAGGTGGTCATCACCACGTCGTCCATCTTCGGCGTGAAGAAGACGGCCTTCACCATTGATGGGACCAGCCGTGACTTTGGCGTCATCGCCATCGACACCGCGGCCGCTGATCCCACCGCCTAAGCCACCGTTCCACCCTAAGCCGGCTAGCGCCTGATCAGGCCCTGGCCGGCTGAACCGGACTGCATTTTGAGGTTATCGAGATGACTACTGCTGCACTGACTTACCGTTCCGATTGGGCCAGCGGCAAGAAACCCATGCCGACCCCCACCGGCCCCGAGGTGGTCAACGTCCTGATGAAGTTGACCCTGACCGAGGCCCAGGTGGATGCCCTGGCAGCCAATGACACCATTGTCATGGGCTATCTGCCGGAGGATTGCGCCTTTGTGGATGCCGTGTGCGCCATGACGGCCGGGATCGACACCGGATCGGCCCTGGACCTGGACTTTGGCGTCCTCAAGGATGACGAGTCGGACCTGGAGACCGAGTTGCAGAACTCGATCCTGGTGGACGGCACGACCAGCCTGGCCCGGGTGACCATGACCGAGACCATGATGACTCTGGCCACGACCGGCGCCCAACGCAAGAAGCTGGGTTACAAGGTGGCCACGGCCGCCGGGACGCCAAAGGCGGGCACGATCATGCTGAGCCTGTCCTATCGCGCGACCAGCTACGGCGCCTAATCGGACGCTTGATCTAACAACCGGCGCCCCGCAAGGGGCGCGGCGCTGAAAAGGGGTACGACGATGGCCATTACGGGCATCAGCACGCAGCACCAGGACGAGCGCCTGGTGGTTGAGGAACTTAACGCGGATGACGTAACCGCGAGCGATGACCTTCAGGTGGGTGATGACGCCAATATCAGTGGCGACCTGATGGTGACGGGCAACCTGATCATGGGGTCCCAAGTGGCACCCCATACCATCACCATCGCCCTGGCCAATTCGACCACGACGGATGGTATGGACATCACCGTGACCCTGAAACAGGTCAGTGGCGCGGCGTTGACCGGGGTCTACACCTTCCTGCTGTACATGAGCGAGACCAATACCGGGTCGGGAATCACCGCGGATACCTATTCCGGGGATCTGACGGCAACCGAGGGGACCATCCTGGTAGCGCTTACGGCCAAAAAGGCGTGGCTGGTGAATACCAATGCCGGAGCCGTATTTAAGGCCACCCTAGTGGCGTCAGCCAATCCAGCCGATCAGTACGTGGTGGCGATTCATCCCTTCAACGGCAAGCCCATCGTGTCGGCCGCGTCCGGGACGAATTGGGAAGGCGCCGGGAGCTGATCCTGATGCGTGTCGAGAGCCTGATCAAACGGGTGCAGGGCCATGAGGTGGTGATGGGCGGCGTGTGTTACGCATTTAGGCCGCCGGAGTGGGCGTGCGAGGTGACCCATCCGGACCACGTGGCACGGTTCGCGGCGATCAGGGAGGGATATAGGGTAGTTCCCGATACCCTGGCGCTGGATTTTGCCGTACCGGCTAGTACGCCGGTCATCACCGCGTCCGCACCAAAACCGGCGCGGCGTGGCCGCCCCCGTAAAACCGTCGAGGTAGCCACCGATGGCGACGACTAATGTAACCCTGGATGCCACCTACCGGCGCATTGTCGCCCTGGGGGACGAGTTCCTGCTGACCCTACCCTTCACGACCCGTCAGGACGTGGAGGTGGCTGTGGCCGACTTTACGACCTATGGCGACGCCTACCAGGGCGAGGTGGCCGATTTGACGGCCCTCGAAGCCGTGGTCGCTCCGACCGATGGCGACGTGTACCTGGTGCAGTCCCTGCGGACCTTCTACACCTGGGATGCGGATGGCGGCGAAGAACAGACCGGCGCCTGGGTGGCGGGTGACACCATGGACACCGTCGTCGGGGTGCGAGGCCACGTCCTGCGTGGGAATCGTTCCGACTCCATAAACCGTGAGTTGCTTGGTCCTGGCATGGTCTTCGCCCGTGCGGCGGGGTTCAGAGCCCCTGTGGTCCTTACCACCTGGACGCCGAGCCCGTGACACCGCTCGATGATTT